CTTTCGTACTTTGACCTGGTGTCCACTTGCCAGGCAGCTGTTTATGGTAAGCAATCTCACCTGTGCCGACTTGTATCTTTGCTCCTTCCCTGTACTGACCTTGTGAGCTTATTCGCTCAGCTTGACCTCCTTTGTAAGTGATGTAAGCAATCACACACTTAGTTAGTGCATTGGCTGAGTTATCTGACCACTTAGTGAAGGCCATGTACTTCTCATCCAGTGATGGATACTTAAGTCTCAAGTCATCCAGCTCCAGTGCCTTGAGTAGTTGTGCGTTTGTTTTGTTCATAGTTTAATGTCTACGTCTACCACCTTCAAATGGAAGAATTGTTAAATTAAATACTTCATAAATTATTTCAGATGATGTGTATCCTCCAAAATTAAACTCTAAATTTTCATCTTTCTGAAAGTATCTTAAATATAAAGTTGGAAGTCCTTTGTAAAAATCTAAAAATAAATAATCTGTATAGTTATATATACCATATTTAGCAAATACATCCAATACTTTTTTATTGTGTATTGTGCAGTTTCCATTTTCTACTTCATAACCTGAAAAATCAAAATGTAAATCTCCTTTTTCCAATCTGATAAAATCAATTACTTCATTTTTACTCATTGTTTTTAATCTTGCCGTTGTCATTTTTTCACTCATTGTCTATTTTTTTAACCCATTTATAAATACATTCTCTTGATACATCTAATAGATCAGCCACACTGACCTTGTTTAGTTTTTTGTTAGCCTGGTACATCACCTTGAACTTGTCAAATTTACTCTTACCTGGATCGTTTTTAATTACATCTTTTAGCTCTCTTTTTTCAGCTGATTCTATCTTAACTTTTTTACTCATATTGATAAAATAGTGGGACAGTTTCTCAGCTCTCAACATAGAAGGCTCCATTAGAGTGCCGTAAAAATACTCTCCTGGTTGATCGTATGCCCACAAAGAATTGATTAACATAGCGAACCTTGGGATGTAGCTCTTTTGTTTAGGCAGCATTGACTTCATATACTCATTCTCAGCATCACTGTTTTGCATCTCAGTTATCTGATTAAAGATTCGAGTCCATTGTTGCTTAGATGCCTTGGTCATAGATACCACTAATGGCTCAATGTCATCCTCCATGTTATACTTAACCCACTTCATTTTTACCTCTTCAAAAAACTTGACTATATAGGCATCATACCATACTGATGTTGATACATCCATCTCATTCTCATTATAAGATTCCACAAACAAGTCAGGAAATGATATCAACATCCTATCTGTAAATCCATTTTCTTTGTTCTCTTCTGTATTAAAGGCATCAAATATTGTCGGCTGTATACCACCAAGCACTGGTATATGTGGCTTGTCAACAAATGAACTCTTAGCAGTCTTCCTGTTCATGCTCACAGCCTTACCACTCCAGCAGGAGAGCCAGAACTCAAGGTCGGAACCTGCTCTATACTTGTTCATATCCTTAAACCATCCTGCCAGCTCATCCTTGAACACCCCTACTGAGTTTTTATTCTCTTCATGTAGGTCAACCAATGCCTCAAGTGTAATATCATTCACTATAAATTGAGTCTTTTTAGGCTTCCTTACCTCTTCTGAATGCTCTTTCTCTTGCTTATCTTTCTTCTCATACTCAACCCACTTAGCATACTCCTTGATATACCGTTTGATGTGGGTGTTGTTTACAGATTCAAGGGGTCTTATTATCTGGTTGATGCTTGGAGTCTTACCTATACCTGCCTTACCTACCAATGAGATCCATAAGGTGCCAGTCTCAAGCCATCCTTTCTTGACCTCTACCTTTAATGAGTTACCTACTATCACTGACAGCATCCACATAAAGGCACAGCCCATGTAGTCTATTGATAAGCCTAATGTGTGGGCAGACTCTAAGATAAAGTGCTGTATATTCTCTGGATAGATGTCAATAGGAAAGGTTAACTTACTCACATCTACCTTTGGCTTGTCATCCAGCTCTATCTGTGGTACTCTACGAGATCCAAATCCTTTATCATATAGGTCATTGGCGGCTTGTTTAAAGTCTCCAAAGTGATACTTGTGAGCGTATACAGCAAATGGACTAAGTAACTTCTCAGCTGGATACTGTGTGCCTGTACTAAAGAGATACATACATCCACTATCCTTGTACACATAACCTGAGTGAGGTGATTCAGCTCCATGTCTACGTACAATATAGCTCTTAGTAGTGTTCCTTACAATAGTAAACTCATCACTGATAAGGTCAATAGTGTTATTTTTTGAGTTGTAGTCATCCCAAGGAGTGACCTCATCCTCATTAGTGGAGTATTGTTTCTTAGTTGGTTTGTCAAGGTTGACCTCATCAATGTAGTTGTATGTCTTAGATATTGACCACAGTATCTCCCTCTCTTCCTCTGTGATATACTTGATATCATGATACTCATTATCTCCATGGAAGTTGCCATATAGAATGAATTGACCACCTACTCCCCTGGTCTCAATGATAGCCTCTTTCATGCCTTGTAGCTTGGCTATCTTGGTATTGCCTTGCACCTTTGTACACTTGTAGATGATGTGATATCCATCTCTCATAGTCTTAGCTATGACAAACTTATAATCGAACTCAGAGATGTTATCTCGTAGAAAGGAAATGTACTCATTCCACCAGGCTAACTTCTCTGGAAGGGATGAGAATACTTTAAGATCTATATCAATGCACTCAATGTCATTAACACCTGAACGGCATCCATACAATGGTGCTGTAAGTTGGTCAATCTCATCATGAGTCTTGCATGGTTTGGATGTCCATTTGCTCTCAATAGGTTTCTTAGTAGCATCACAAGGAATGATACTATAGCCTTGGGAGGCAAGTTTTTTTAAATAATCTTTTGTTATCATACTCATAGCGTTGCTAATCTATTCTGATATGCTTGACTCGCTTCTTGTTCATTTACAAAACGACCTAAAAAATTAAGTTTTCCATTTATACGAATCTGTGATTTCCATTTATATTCTCGTTTATCCCAACAAACACCAACATATTTAGATGAATATTTACAATGTGATTTTAAAGAATTTTCTTTTTGAGTTATGATTTGTAAATTATCTACTCTATTATCTAACTGATTATTATTTATATGATCAACTACTAATTTCATCCCACTTGGTATATGATTTAAAAAACATATTGCTACTAATTTATGAACTTTAGTTGTTTTACATATATTGTTTTTGCTAATATTAACGTGTAAATATCCTCTGCTATCTATTGCAGGGTTTAAAATTTTTTTTCTATTATATTTCAAACTTTTTACCCTACCTAAATTAGATACTTCATATAATCCTTCATAACCAATTACATCCTTCCAAATTTCTTTTTTCATTTCTAAAAAATTAAGTATAAAAAAAACCCTGTAAATCCTGTGCGTCTCACTTCACGTTCATTACAGAGTTTTAATAACTTCTTTAGTTCTATTGCGTGAGACGGAACAAGTACAAATATAATCATTATTCTAATACCAAACATAATTTTTAAAAAATAAAGTTTATTATTATCAACTGTCAACTTACTGTCAACTAATTTGTAAAAGTTGACACTCGAGTGTGTACGGAGTTGACAGTAAAATCTTAGTATTTACAAGGGATACAGAGCTTTTTTAGTGTAAACTCCTGATTTTTTTAAAAAAGTACATTTTTGATGAGGTAAAAAAATAATTTATTTCCTACTGTAAACTTGTACACTGTGTACACTTTGACTGTAAGTAACTGATATGTAATATTTTAGCTGTGTAAACCACTGTAAACTACTGTCAACTCAAGTTTACACCACAAAAAAACCCCCAGCCAATCAAGGAGGGGGTCTTTTCGGATAATCAATCAGGTAAAAGCGTTGCTAAGGTACTAATAAATATTCATTATTTAATATTCTTTCTTTTATTCTTGTTAAATCTGTCGTGTTGTATGCATTGAGTATCTCATTAAAGATGTCCCTCTTGATCTCCACCATAGGCTGGAAGTAGTCTATCTCAGGCTTAATGTGATAGAGGTAGATGTTATCATTGTGAGTCATGAAGTGCTTATGTAAGGAGATAGCATGCAGGATGGTAGCATGAGTTCTATTGAACACATCAGCTATTTGTTGTGATGTCATGCCTTGCTTGTGCAGTAGATAAGCCAGATACGACCTTTTGTAGGAAAATTCTCTGTGCCGTCTGGGTGAGTCAAGGTTATGCTCCTTGATGTAGTTAATTATTTCTGTTGTCATTGTATATCATTCCTATTATTAGTACTATTATCCCTACACTAAACATTAGTAGTGCCATTTTTGCCTCTTCACTCATTGGTCACCTCCTCCACTTTATATCCCCAAGCCAGGTATTGTTGCAATGTATCTGGATGCTCATCTGGATAGGTGTGGTCATGAAGGAAGCCATCTGCATCCAGCCAGCAGTACCACCAAAAGCCGCCTTCCTCTTCGACTGTATCCTCAAGCCATATTTTGTACTCTTTCATTTCGTTAATTTATATTTATTATTACTATCCCTCTCAAGTGTATACCCTAACTGCTTAAACAAGTCAAAGTATCTGTACACTGTCCTATCACTCACTCCCAAGTACCTTGCAATGGTGCAGATATGTCTTGAAGTATTTTGCAGGAGCTCCATGAGTTTGATGCACCTGTACATCTTAAGTTGATTCATGAGTATCTTGTTGTATAATACATAGCTTTATAAGCCAGTACTAAGGTTGTCATTGTTCTTGTCATTTGCTTTGTATTAGTGTTATTACTTCCTGCCAGTACTTCTGTTGATCATATGTGGCCAATGTTTGAATTGCCACAGCTGAGTTAATGGCGTGCTGCTTGCCTTCATATAATCCATGCAGCCTAATTGACCTGGTATAGATGTCAGTTGCTTTGTCTTTTGTGCTCATATCTTACTTACTTTGATTATTAATCCCTCCCACACATCGGCTCTCAATCTTGCTTGATGCTGTGAGTCTGCTTTTATTATCTTGCTGGTTCTCCTCCAGGCTCCTTGAGTGTATACTCGATAGTGTACTGTCCACATTGTTTATTGCTCTCAAATATCGGTGATATAGTTCTCCATTGAACTTATCCCACCCTGTGATTATTGCTAAATTAGTCATCCTATAACTCCTATGATAGTTAGTACTATAGTAACTACCATAAATAATGCACCCATTATAAGGGTGTCACGTATTGCTTTCTGATTCTCTGTCATGATTATAAGTTTTGAAGGTTAGCTTTGTACATCTCAAGTCTTGCAAGTGCACGAGCTTGTGTATGCAGTATTTTTTTGTATCTTGCAACAAGGTTAGTGCAGTCTAATTTAGCACATAACATGATGTTGTCTGATGTCAATCTGATACGGGTGATCATACCCTCAATCATATTCTCTGCATCCTCAATGGCGTTATCTAATGCTTCTTGATCATGTACTTGACCATCCTCACAATAGTCACAAGGCCATGACTCATCTCTTGATGGATGGTTATCCCATGAGTTATTGCTACCCATTTTACCAGTGCCGTAGCAGGTGGTACATTCTTTAATAAACTTTTTCATATTTTTCCGTATTGATTACCTTACAAATGTAGATAACTTTTTTCATTCGTGCAAATAATTAACAATAAAAGTTATTAACATCTAATTGTTTATTTCATTAGACATACTTTAGACGTACTTTAGACATAGAAAAACCTCCTAAGTGTGCATCATTGATAGGCATAGGAGGTGTATTAGAATGACCTGCTAACTGTTCTAATGGTAAGTATGCAGGTACTGTTAATCAAATCTATTTTTCGTTAACACGTTTTATATATATGTTAACACAAAGGTACTATTTCTTAAACCTCTTCACAATAAACTTGGATGCTAAGGTTGCAAGAGCTTTGAGAAACTTATTCTCAGATACTACCTCTACTTTAGTGCCAGTCTCATCCTTTGTGATGTGCACATCTACCTTTTTGCCGTCATACTTAAGGTCATGATTAGTGCCATCTTTGTGATACTCAATCTCTGCCTTGTTGGTCTCTATGATTAGATCAACTTTCTTAGGTCTGCCTACTTTCTTTGCCATATTAGAACTCATTTAATAAAACTATTGATACTCTGGGTTGATCCTTTGCCATTTTTACCATGCGTTCATACTCTGGGTTGTTGTTAAGGACTAAACATCCCTCTGACCAGCCTCCGATTTGTGTTGCCACTTGTTGTGAGCCTTTGTTATATGTCGCTCCATGGATATTAAGGAATATCAAATCAGTCATTACAGCCGTTGTAGGGTTGGTTTTACCATCAGTGGTATAATCACGCCTATACGGAACGCCTTTAATCTGTCTAAGAGCCTCCATTTTGCCTCTGTGCTTGCCGTATGCATACGAGTCATAGTTCCATTGGTCTGCTTCCATTACAGCAGTACCTTTGTTGCCTTTGTTTGTGGTGCAAGATGTCACATATTGGAAGGCTGAGCCCTTGAATATATATACTTTGTCATCAAAGATGTTGTTTCCGTCCTCATTTGACCTAACAAACAACAGCCACATATCAGATGGTATGCTTTTATAGGTAGGCAGTGACTTGACTCTATCTAAGAGTTGCTTATCAGTGTAGCTCTTAACGTTGCTCATTGCTTTCTATTGTTAATTGTGATAAGGTTGCCGCTACAGTACCCGCTGTGATAGCGTATGTTGCAACAGTTACTAATGCCGCTGGCAATGTGATAGGTGCAGCAATGATAACACCTGCTACAGCACCTACTGTGATTGCTATTCTCTGCACTCTCTTCCAGAACTTAGGAGTGGGAGCCGACCATCTTTTCATTATACTCATCTTGTTAATTGTACTTCTATTAATTTCTTTACTGACTGAGTTAGCTCACTGATTTGCTCTGCCAGGTGCTTGATCTCCAGCTGAGTCATTTTCTCAATGGCATCATACTTGAACCTGGACTCATTGTCAACCAGTTCAATCTTACCTTTGAGCCTTCCTTGAGTCTCAATAATTCTCTTCTGCTCTTCTGCTAATGCTTTGATATCTGCGTGCACTCCCTTAAGGAAGTATGCTACACCAGAGATCAGTATTGTTATAATCGTGAAGGCTATTTCATTAAAGTCCATTACAATATCAGTATTGAGTTGTTGTATCCGTTCTCTCTCATCCCACCACATGGGCATCCACTATGGCATTGGCCTACACAATCACAATCACATCTGTCAATCATAGGTCTAAGGTCAGTATCTCTGTTGGTAGGTGAAGTGAAGCCAGGATATAAGTCCTTATTAGCTATCAAGTACCTAATCAACCGTTGCTCAAAGAACGAAGCCTTTTGTGCATAGTGCTCCATACCAAATGCAACCTCACTACGGCTAACAGATGCAGAGAAGTCTCCGAATTGAGTCTGCAATCCTTTGTTCTTAAGTTGGTATGTCAAGCCAAAGACAGCATCCTCTGCTGATCTCCATGCAATCACTGGCTGTATGAAGGCAACAAGTGCTTCCTCATCATTTGTCAACGTCTGACCGTTGTATGCAGCCAGTAGATAGTTGTAGTATGTTGTTCCTAAGATAGGCATCACTCTAAGCTGAGCCTGAGTCGCTATGTATGGAGTAACATCTGTTACATCCACATTGGCTGTGATAGGAGTGTTGGTCTTGAGGTATGTCTCTGTTATAAAGTATATCATAGTGCAGGTGTTTCTGTTGGTATTATATCACCACCTTCTATAGGAGGTAGGGATGCAAGTGATCTGACCTCATTCGGAGTCATTGCATTCAATACTTTGGTAGCTACTAATGGACTCAATGAGTTGATGGCATCAGCTGTCTTAGATGCATCTCCTTCTATCTCAACAATAGTCTCATTTATTATCTGGAAGTTGTTAATCATGTACACACCTGGTATCTTAGCGAGTGCCAATAGCTCATTCACTATCTCCTCAACCTGGTCTCTCAATGGCATCACTACATTCTTCTCAAATACAACATAAGCCTGCTTGATATCAGCCCCACCGCCAAGTGATCCTGTGGTACGTACTCCCATCAAGATAGGATCTATAGTGTGTGAGAAACATATCTGCTCAGTATTGAGTGCAGAGGCCTCATGGAAGAGCTTATCATTGCTATTGGTAGGCAATGGCTCTATCTTTGGTAATGCATCTTGACTGTTAGCAAAGAATGCAACAGCTTTACCTGCATTAGCTGCACCTTTCAACCTATCAATGGTTTGCTTAATCATGTGCTTCTCCTCTTCTGACTGTGGTCTCTTAGGAAACATCATAGCAAAGGAAGGAAACACTGAGTTTTGGATGTTACTCTTAGCAAAGTAGCTTAGCTCACCAGATAGAAATGCAAAGTTCAAAGCAGATGTGTACTGAGGTAGTGAATACCACTCTTGACCCAAGGTCATTATCTCATAAACATATAACTGCTCAAGGTCAGTGTTGGCAGGATGTGCTTTCTTGATAGGTACTATGTCAATACGAGCTGACCAGTCATCACACATGAAGTATGTTATCTTATCTCTGGCCACTCTCACCTTCTCAGGTGATACATTCTCTATCTTATACAGCTCACCTTTCTTATTATAGCATAGTTTAAAGTATACTCTATGGTGTACTATCAACTGTTGAGCTATAGCCTTGCTGGTCTTGTTGAGCTTCATCTTTTTTTCAAAGGTGTACAGCTTCAACTTATCCTCATTGGACATCTTAGCAGTCTCAAGAGTATATCCTCCTCCGACTGTTGCATTGGTCTTGAAGTCCACTATTGCACCATGTAAAGGTGAGGTATAGTATAACTGATTAAGTAGCTCAGGGAACATATTATCTTGGCCAAATGGTATATAGCCAGCTATCTGATATCTACCATTGACATAAGGCAGTGATAAGTTGGCGTTGCCTACGTTACCAAATGGAGTGCTGAAAGATTGATATCCTTCCACTACTTCTGTTGCTTTAGGCTTACTGCCTACGAATCTACTATACCATGCCATTAGTCATATATTGAGTTAAGTGTTACACCTGCCACTACCATCCTACCCTCTTCTATCATGGTCAAGCCAGTAGGGTCGTTTGTGGGTTCTGAGCTCTGATACACCTTGTATCTATACTGACCCTTTACGAAGTCAATATCTGTGGGCTCATCAAGTGTGAATAGGTTGAATCTTGAGGGATATACAGAAGTATCTGTGCCTTCCCAGTATATAGGGTCGGGTGCAGTGTTGAACTCGTCCTCAAACTCAAATAAATAGTAAGGGTCTGGGATGGTTGTAACCTCTGTTAAGGTCAGAACAAACAAGTTGACTGTGTCTTTCTCAAGATATATCATACCTATATTGTACTACTAAAAAATAATTGTTAAAAAAAAGCCCCACTAAGTAGTGAGGCTGTTTATAGATATGATAGGGTTAAGATAGTAAACCAGTCAACACACCAGTAGTCATTGTATAGGCCAACTGGTCATTCTCAGCAAGTAATGTTACACTGTACTTAGAGCCATCTGCACGAGCTGTACCTGAGCCTTCACCAGATGCAGTCAACTGCAAGTATGGGAAGAACCAAAGGATGCCGTTCTGATCCTCTACTATTGCAGATAAGTACTGCTGTCCAGAACCAAGTACCTTGATTGCATTAGACTTAGCTGCCTCTCTTCTGTGGAACATTAGGTTGATAGTCTGAGTCACAAAACTTGAGCCATTGATTAAGTCAATATTGCTCTCCTCTGTGTATCCAGATGTATTACGTCTGAACTCAAACTCAGTAAATGGATCAGCAGCAACTACTAAGTCAAGTGTGCCAATAGCATACTGCTCAGCAGGTGTACCTACAGGGTCAACCACTGCTAATGTATCCATGTCTACATTATCCTGTAGATTGATATAAATTTTTTTGATGCCACCGCTATTGTTATCACAGCTTTTTTCAATGGCTATTAGTGCTTCACAGCTCATAGGTATATTTTTTTAAAGGTTAAAAATAGGGAGGCACTTACTACCTCCCTTTATATTTAGATGTAGAATGCGTTATACAAAACAATCTCAGTAGGGTTGGTATAATGGAAACCTACCTTCATGTTGGCACGAGTTCTCAATACAGGCTCAGCAACTGTGTCAGTTAAGTTGATAGCTTTCAATGCTTTAGAGTCTCCTTCAGCATCAAAACTGTATATAAGATTGTTTTTCAATGTCAACACCATAGTGTTATCTGGCATACCTTCACAAGTCACTACATTGATACCTAAGAAAGTTAATCCTAATGGTAAAGTAACGAATGTCTGAGTGTTACCAGATGCTGCTTTCAACTCATATGCGTTAGCTACGTTTGTTGAAACATAAAATCTTAAGTCAGCTTTACGTCTTACTATAGATGCAGGAGCAGCGTTAAGCATAGCCTCTAATTGAGTCAATACATTAGATGTAGTGATAGCTCCATCATATAAACCTATAACATCTGTATCATAGAACATCTTGAATAAGTATCCAGTACACAAAGACAATAATGGATCAAGAGATGCATCATTACCTTGCCATCTCAACACCTCAATGTCTTGACCAATAGTCAAAGCCATCTCGTTCCAGTAGTATGCCATGAAAGATGCAACAGTGAAGTCACCATTAGATCCTTTTGTCATTTGCAAAGCTAAAAATGATTGCTCTAAATCAAACTGACAAAGCTCAGCCATTGCAGACAATGAACATACATCAATGTCAATAGCATCTAATTGGTCAGTACTTGGTGAGAAAGCACAGTTGTATGCTTGCAACACTTGACCAAATACTACATTGGCTAATTTTGTTTTTGACTTCACACCTGGTAAAGTACGGAAGTTGTTAGGAATGTCAGGGCTTGATAAATAAGCCTTTGAATAAAACTCCTCTGGGTTCGCAGCTAAAAGTGCGTTTGTTTCAATATCTAAATTGAATTTTAAATTACGGTTCATGTTATTTGGTTTTTGAAAATTTTACAAATTCTTTAAATTTCTCATGTGAAGTCAACTCCACACTCTCTGTTTCTGTTTCTGTCTCAACAGCAAGACTCTCCTCAAGTTGGTTCTTTAAGTCAGCAATCATTCTAATCACTGCATTCATGTGCTCCTCAAGCATTGGTGCTACGATAGCAAGGATAGCTTCTGTATCAACCGCAGGGTCAATAGCCATCTCCTCTTGTACTGGTGCATCAGCCTCAGCATCCTCAGCCTCTGCTTCTGGGTTCTCTGCTGCTACTTCAGCTTCCTCTTCTGCTACTGGGTCGGCAGCCATTTCTGCTTCCATCTCTGTAGGCATTTCTTTGATCTCGATAATTTCTCCGTCTTTAACAACGTAGATCTTATCCTCAATCATGTGTTCTCCATCTGGTAACTTCATTGTATTTAATTTTAATTGTTCCGATAATTTCATGCCTAAGAATCCCTCAATAGAGTAACCTACTTGACCAGACTCAACCAGTGCATCATAGTATTCTCTGTCAGTTACTTGGCTTGTCAACATCAACGTCCCTTTAGGTACCTCAATGCCGTATGTTGTGAATGCTTTGTCAGTCTCTGGACTGTCTACTATCCAGGCCTCAAGGATGTATGCAGGCACTTTCTCATCTTGATCATGCTCAAGGTTAAAGATGTTCTTGTTGCTAAGATTAAGCATGAACTTGGCGTGTATCTGCTCAATCACCTCTGCTGAGAATTGAACATCATACTCTTCACCGTCCTCATCTTGTCTATAGATGTTCATTGGTATCATGGCAGGTGCAACAATACGCATCTTGACTGAGTCACTGAATGTCATAGGAGCAACATGAGAATTGAATGCCATACCTTTAACCTTAATAGCAGGCTTATTGGTGAAGGCAATCATCTCCATACCTAAGTCCTCCCCATCTGAGTAGGCCTCATCAATAGTGATCTTGTATACTGGTCTGTCCATGCCTATATTGTAAAAAGTATTATATTTGTTAAAAATTATATTTATGGTAACAATTTTAGGTAAAGAAGTACCCAACCAATTGAATGAGTTGACGGTTCAACAGTTTGAGGACATCACAACAATCCATGCAAATCAAGAGCTGGATTCTATTGAGAAACACATTGACGTGTTCACTCTGTTAGGAGTGCCAGAGGCAGACTGGGATGATGTATCTATTGAGGAGTTCAAGGAATGTGTTAAGCAGTTCAACAATCTTAGTGGTAAGCCAGAGCTACAACCGTCCTTTGAGCACATGAACTACACTTACACCGCCTTTGAGGATACATTCAAGCTATCTGTTAGGGATACAAAGCACATTGACAAGGTTATGCACTCAAGACATAAGGGATACATCTCAGAGATGCTGGCCATCCTGTTTAAACGTACTGACTTGACAAAGGTTGAGCACTATACAGATGCACACATTAAGCTCAAAGCAAAGATAATCAGAGAGCTCAAGGCAGAGATTGCTGTTCCTTACTTAGTTGAGGTAGGTCAGAAGTTAGCTAAACAAATGCCTAAGGATGTACCTACCGAAGTCGTGGAGTGAGATAGATGTATTACAGTTCAAAGAGATTAGAGAGCTGTATTCTATACAAGAGGTGTTCACCAGGGAGATAGAGATACTTTCTGCCCTGGCTGACATACCATCTGATGACT